ACCGGCGTGGGGATGGGAGTCCGAGGAATGGCGCGGGCGGGTACCCGAGGCGTTCAGCGCGGATTCAATAAAGCAATCAGCGACACGGGCCAAGACGTCAGCCGCCGCCAGTTTGTTAAAAATGCAGGCATAATCGGAGCAGGTACTGCGGCAGCCAGTGCCGTACCTGACCTGCTTAAAGGGTTGACGAGGACAGTCGCCAAGGCCGCGCCCTCGCCGGTCACCGCCGCCACGCGGGCCGCCTCCAAATTCAAAGTCGGCAGTATAGCGGAGATGGCAAGGACGTTTCGTAGGATCAACAGCGAGCGCAATTTAGGCCGTGCGGGACCACACTCCAAATCCACGAATACCCCGGAGTATAAAGCAGAGCTTGCTAGGCTACAGAAAATCGAGGACGATCTCAGCCCGGACGCGCGGCGTAATTATGATGAGGATTTCCCCCAAGGAGGTGACGACGGCTGGGGGCCAGATATGGAAGACTATCTCGATGAGCAGTATATGGAGGCAACGGGAGGTGAGTATAAAAACCCCTTTATGGACAGGGCAGAGAGCCCCCGCCCCTCGGTAATCTTCAAGAACAAGACAGAAAAACAGGCATGGCTAGATTCGAAAAAGAAATATGAGGCTGAATTACTAGAATACCGTGCAGCAAACCCTGAATATTCCCATCTACCAACGGCTGACGAATATAATAAATCCTATAATGACATAACCATACCGCATGAGATTGGTTCTGGTAAAGGACAGATAAAGGGGTATAGAGCGGACAGGGCAAAACTGGAGGCAGCGCACGAAGCGGACTTCGGTATGCTTTCCAACGAACGCGTGGGCAAGCTACTTGATGAGGGTGGTACCTATACCGACCCGCTAACTGGGAACAAAGCTGTGAAAATCAGGGGCTTCGAGAACCAGCGTGGACAGTTTCAATGGGAAAGCCCCAGCGGACAGCGGGCTGCACACCAGCACTGGCTGCCGGATTATGTGCCGGATAATGAGATAAATATATACACCCCGGATGGAAGGCGTATGCCGGAGAAATTTATGGGCGACCCAGAGCTTCGTCGTAAGTTTCTAGAAAGCCCCGAACCAGAGCTTCCGTTTTAGTTTTACTTGGTCTATAGTCCAAGCATCGCGTCGGGGCTACGCGAGATTAGCCCCCGATTCAACCACGTTAAGGTCGAATGCTCGGTGTAACGCCGTACGTTACAACACAACTTAATTTTCATTTTTGAGGAGCGGAGCCATCATGGCCTTAACAAATTTTGGATTGCTCACCGACGAGCAGAAAACTATATGGAGTATGGACCTGTGGAAGCAGGCTCGTAACTACTCTTTCGTCAACCAATTCCTCGGGAAAGACTCGAACTCGGTTATTCAGCACATTACAGAGCTGAAGAAGTCGGAGAAGGGTGCCCGAGCAGTGATCACGTTGCTGGCCGACCTCGAAGGGGACGGTATTGCAGGGGATCGTACTCTGGAAGGCAACGAAGAAGCAATGAAGACCTATGACCAAGTCATTCGTCTCGACCAGCTTCGTCACGCTAACCGGCACGAAGGTCGTATGGCCGACCAGAAGTCTATCGTCGAGTTTCGTAATAACTCTCGCGACGTACTGGCTTACTGGCTGGCAGATCGTATCGACCAACTCGCATTTCTAACCATGGCTGGTATTGAATACACTGTAGTGAACTCCGGTGGTACGCGTACTGGTTCTGATCTGCCGTTTCTGGAGTTCGCTTCAGATGTAACAGCCCCATCAAGCAAGCGTGTTGGACAGTGGAACAGGAATACGTCCGGTGATTTATCTGCTGGTACGATAGACTGGACCACCGCCGCGACTTCAAACGTCGTCGCAACTGACTTGCCGACATGGAATATGTTTGTACAGATGAAGGCTTATGCCAAGGATAATTATATCCGGGGCGTGAAGGAGAAAGGCGGTGAGGAAACTTACCATATCTTCCTGTCTCCCTCAGCAATGGCAGCGCTGAAGCTGGATGCAAACTACATGCTGAACATGCGTCACGCACAACCTCGCAGCGATGCGAACCCGTTGTATACAGGCGCATCGGCGAAAATTGATGGTATGTACTTCCATGAATTCCGCCATGTCCCTAACAACCGGCTTAACCCCAACTGGGGTGGAAGTACGATTGAAGGTTGTCAGGTTCTGTTCTGCGGTGCTCAGGCACTGGGTATGGCCGATATCGGTTCGCCCGAATGGGTCGAGAAAGGTTTCGATTATGAGAACCAGCAAGGTGTTTCCACTGGAAAGATTTGCGGATTCCTGAAGCCTCAATTCACTACGCAGTACTCTGGCGGAACCGTGGAAGATCACGGCGTGCTGTCAATGTACGTAGCGCAATAAGGGGAGACGATAATGTCACTTTTAACTGCTTCACGAACTGCTCAGACACCTCTGGTTGCTGAGTTCTCATGGAACTTCGACGATACGATGGTGAACGACGCCGGAGCTACTGTCGACTTTGGTGAATCGGATATAACCGAGAGCACCTTCGTTGTTATCCCGCTGCCTCCCGGCTCGGTGGTAACGGGCGGGGCGCTCACGCGGCATGTTGCGTTCGATACAGCGGGGTACGACATTACTGTCGGCGATACTGCCGATGAAGATGAGTACTTGACTACTGGCGACCTGAAAGCGGTGGGTACTACAGCTCTGGTTCCGACCGGACTTGTGAATACTTCTGGCTTAAACATCGTCATGAACATTACCAGCGACGATGTTTGTACCACGGGTAGTGCTACCCTTCGCGTTGAGTATGTGGTCATTGGCCGTAGCTGCGAAGTACAAATCGCTTAACAGCGATTCTTAGGGAGGGGGCTTTGGCCCCCTTTTCTTCCAAACAATAGGAGGCTTCTATGCCCTTGTTTACCCTGCACCGAAATTTCACCATGCGCACTCTTTATGGGCACGCTATCATGTTCGTTAAGGACAAAGAGGTGGAGGTACCTGATGTATGCGTACATGACGCCATCGCTATTGGTGCACGCCAAGTTACTGGTGAGAAGGTCGATAATCTGGGCGAAGAAGTAGAAATAATCTGTTTGTCTCCGCAGGAGCGTAAGGACAAAGTATTTGAAGCATTCCGCATTATGAAGGGGCGTGGCGAGCGGCTAGATTTTACCGGCACCGGCGTCCCTAATGCGAAGCGTATGTTTCCACTGATGGGTTTTGAGATCACTTCCAACGAGCGTAATACGCTCTGGCAGGAGTTTCGCGATATGGAAAGCGAAGCGCAAATGCAAACAAGAATAGACGCGAAAATAGCCGCTGCCTGATGGAATCGCACGAACTGCTATGTGCGTTCCGCGACGACGCCATTGATGATGTGGAGCCATATCTATGGACGAACAGCGAAGTGTATCGGTACATAAACGACGCCTATTTTATGTTCGTCCGCCTTACTGGCGGTATCGCCGATGGCTCTTCCTCCGTAACGACGCTAATTGCGGCCGACGGAGTAGCCACCACCGCGCTCAACGAGAGCATCATACGGATTCGGACGGCGCGGAACGTCACTGACAACAAACCGATCGACGTTATAAATATTCAAGACATGGATGACACAGCCACTACGGACTATGGGATTCTCCAGCGGAGTGACCCGGAAACTATCGGTTCTGTACGCTACATGATTATTGGCGAAGAGGACGAGTACGTCCGCTGGGTCAATATCCCCGACGCGGAGGTAACTGTGCAGCTCGTCGTAGAGCGGCTACCCCTGATCCCTATCACCCGTGGCAGACAGCGCTTTGATGGCGTGCGCACTGAACACCACTACCACTTCCTGAAGTGGGTGCGCCACCTCGCGTACCGTAAGCAGGACGCGGACACTTTTAATCTGGTAAAATCTGACCAAGAGCGAGATGATTTTGTTGCTTATTGTGAGATGGCCAAGCGCGAGAAAAGTATCCGCCGCCATAAGGTTCGCACCACTTCATACGGAGGTATCTAATGGCGGAAAATCCATTACTGCGGGCGAAGCTAGAGCTGAGTGGCGAAGGGCTGCGCCGTCGCATGGCTGCGGCAGAGCGCCCTGTTATACCCCGGCCGAAAGCCATAGTGAAACCAAAAAAGAAGAAGAACCTCGTTATACCAAAGAAGAAGTTTGTGGATGCGCGGCAAGCAAGGATTGACGCCGCCAAAGCCGCAGACCTTGCGACCATAAAAGCGCGGGGTTTGCGAAGTAAATAGTGATATAGTTTGTTGGTGCTCCTAGGCACTTTAGCGACCTTATGAGGGTCGCTTTTTTTATGGTAAGCTGGCAAAAACAACAAATGGCTGTAACCAATGAGTGAAGAGCATGATTATGAGGCCGGACTGAGAGAGGGACGATTAAAGGCGTTGGAGGTGGCCCATAAAGGCCACGGTGCGCGACTGGATGACCACAACAAGCGGATTGGAGCGCAAGAAAGAATTACATACTCTTTGCTCGGCGCAATCGCTTTGCTCGAAATCCTACCAACAATCAAAGACATGGTTAGTGGAGGCTGATATGCGCGAATGGGCGATTTATATCATAGTGGCCTTGATTCTGGTTTCTTTCGTTACGAACGAATATATCGATGCTGTAACTGAGCATGAGTTTTATGCTGACATGCGTGATTTCATGGATACCGGCGGTAGGAATACTGCAATACAGGGCTATGCACTCTGTCTGCGGATAGAGCATCTTGAGCGTGAGCACCATCAATCAAGCCACCTTAGTACATGCAGTGAGCTATATGGCAAAAGCGACTGACCATCTCAAGGAGTACAAGCTAATGTATGCTACCGGCGCTGTTTTCCTTGCCCTGCTTGGTGGCTCAGTAGGTATTACACTCCCCGTTGACGGGCGGGTTGATGAACTCGAAACACAGTATGCCCAGAACTGGCAACAGCAGCAGATGTGGCATCAGCAGCAGGATATCATCCACAAAAACAACAAGATCAGGGACATTCAGGGGCGTATGAAATACCTTGAGTTTGAAATCAACAGACTGAACATGCTACCCCAATACCTGAAACGGCCACTTGACTCCAGAGAGGCTTGGGGTCTAGAGCAGGCGAAGCAGGAGTGGGTAATTTTGAAAGATACACTACACGGATTAACGAATTGATGGAATTACTCCTGACCCGAGTACATGAGAGCGGGTTCCATACCTGCGGTCTTTTAACCTACGGCACTCACACATGGACAACCCTTGAAGACGCGCACCACCCCATCAAAGTAGCAGGCGAAACCCGCATCCCGGCGGGTACCTACGACATTGCCTTGCGTGAAGTCAGTATGATGGCCTCCAGATACCAAGATCGGTTCGGTTCGGGGCATAAGGGCATGATCTGGCTACAGGACGTCCCCAACTTTGAGTACGTATATATCCATATTGGCAATTGCGCCGAGGACTCAAAGGGGTGCATACTGATTGGGCGAACGATGGTGCCCGCGCAGGGGCTTATTGGTGAATCAAAGGCGGCGTATGAAGAACTATGGCCCCTAATTATGGACGGGATAGACAAAAATGCCCGAATCAGTATCAGGATCGAAGACGCCCACACTTAAAAAGCGAGTCATGGATTGTGCGGAGGTTCTGGACGCTTTACGCGTTTTCCCTCGTCTGTACCTCGGCTTTTTCCTACTATTTATTTATGACCTACACCAGTGGTACACCACTGTAGCCACCAATCCTGACATCTATGCTAACTTGGTTTTCGGCTGCATCAGCGTGTTGACTGGGTTTTACATGGGGAGCGGACGAAAATGGGATGGTTGATGGGTCTTACAAAGATCAAGTGGCTACCCTATGTGGCTATCTTGTGGGTCACGACTGTTGGTGGCGTGGGCGGCTGGGGGTACATGAAGGGCAAAGCTGTGATGGAGCGGAAGCTCTTGGTGGAGATCAACAAGGCCAAGGAGGAGCAGATCAAGGAGCTGGAGCGTGTGCACGATGCGGATTTAGAAACGCTTGTCCACGCTTTGGCCAGAGAGAACGAGGTAACGAGTGATGTCAAAGATATTGATTTCCCTGAGATACACCCTGATTGCGAGTCTGCTCTGCATGACTGGATGCGGCAGTTCGATGACGCTATCAACACAGCCAACGACCATACCCGATGAGCTGCGTAAACCCCTAGTGCCACTACGCACAGTCGACACTCCAGCGGACATCTGGACTATCTATGGGCATAACATGCAGTCCTGCGCAGTATGCTACATCCGCTACGAAGCGCTGGTGGAGGCCACTCGCGCCCGCGAGGAGTAGACACTGTGTGTTAATGGGTGTAAAACTGTAGGTTGCGGTATCAGGTTGTTCCCTATAGTTTCGGTTGCATCCTGCTCCGTGATTATACAGCGGCCTGATGCCGCTCCCATCCAAAAGCAGGAGTACAGAAGAAATGGCTATAAATGATCTACATCAAGTATACCCCAACCGGAATATCGGATTGCGTTCATGCGCGAAGCAGTGTTTTGAATTCGGTCAGACTATCGCTCGTGAACCTTCAGCGGCGCACAGCAACGGCTTGGATGAACATGCTATCGCTCGGCAAAAGCAGTACATTCAGAAAGCGAGAGACGTAGTCGAGCGGTTACATGCGCGGCCTATTCCTGATCGTCCAGCGTCACACCCCACGCAGATGCCCATTGATCTGTCGGTGCCATATATCTATTTCACCGAGGACTTGGACGGGAACCAAGTACCGCTGAACGAAGCCACGCAAGAACTGGCAGAAAATTGGCTGACTATGGCTGTAGAACTGGCGAGGAGCCAATCCGCAGCGATTGCAGGTTCTTTGGTTGAGTTTGATTGGGCTAGGGCCGTAAATAATATCTCTGTGCTAGAAGAGCTAGTTAATGAGATTGAGGCCCGCCCTATCATCGACCTTCCCGAGACCGGCGCACCGGGGAGTACGCACGGCCCACGGTCTGGCGGCGCGAGCCGATAACACACGGCAAGCCCCGACGAGCTAAAGGCTTTAGGGGCTTTACTAGATACGGGAGATAAGCATGAGCGCTAAAAAACCACATTACTTTGAATTGGCAATGCGAAGCTACAGCGATGGCAAACTAAATCAGGAAATCATCATCTTGCGAGAGTTTGCCAACACCGCCGGTGAACTTGTATTGAAGCAGATGACGTTCACCAAGGGCGCAGCGGTGACTATTGTGCAGGCTGTTATTGATAATATGGACGAGCAATCAATGCCCCTGCAAGAGGTGGGCTTTAACGATATGGCTGCGGCGTTTGAAGAGTTTGGGCAAAAAGGTGCTGGGCAAGAGCAAGAGCAGGGCCAAATCAAGCACGAACGGTGATGCTTATAGTACGGGTGGCCGGGTTTCTGGCCACCCTATATTCAGTTTTATTGGTGTTTGTGTTCTGCAACTGCCTAATGATAGAAACCATGAGAGCAAATAGCTCAGCCCCTCCCTCGAATACTTTCCAATGGAAATCCGGATGCGCTTGTACCCGAGAGGTTATGGCGTACTACGGTCTGTACATTGCTTCGTAATAGTGGCAATCTACGCGGGTAGGCCCACAAAATTACTGGAGAATGACAAATGCCATTTATTATTGAC